ACTGGGAGCGGGTCGCCCCGTTCCAACCTAAGCCCAATAGGGCAGTCATTCATACAGATGACCAACCGGAGCGAGAGAGATCCGTTCATTTATTAGAACGGAATGTCGTCGGTTTCGTCAGCGGGTTGAGCAACAAAGCCGTTGCTTTTGGCGACGATGTGCCTGTCGGTTTTGGCCGCTGGCTTGCGCCGGTTGCCTAGCCATTTTGCCTTTTCATCACCGAACAACCAACGCTCGACGCAGTTAAATTGATGATCTGGGTTTGTTTGCCCTGGTTCTACGCCGATGACGCAGACTCCCTTTTCACCGATCAAGTCTTCGGCTTCGACCGTGACGTCTTCGCCTGGGACTACGGCGCGCCCGATGCTGGAGAGAACTTGGTCAACCTTCCACGCCGCCTTGGGAGTGAACGTGAGGTGTTCCCACATCTTCGGCCCTTCTACGCCGCCTTCAAGGATGACGGCAACGTCAAGTTTGATGGTAGGGTTTCCTGCTTGGCTCGTCTTCTCGACGGCTTTAACGATTTCGACTTCGTAGGTTCCTGGCTCTACGAAATAAATCGCGGCCTGCTTTGGTTCTGATGCTTTGTATGTTGGCATTTTGTTTTTCTATTTTATTTTTGTTTGTCTTAGTTGGAGCGAATGCGCTCCGGTTTTTACTGCTGTTGTGTCTGGTTCCACGCCGTTGTTGGCGCAGAGTTCCAGATAACTCTTTTCTGACATCTTACCGCCAAGGGCGAGTATTAGTGTCTCTTTTGTGATACCTTCCGAGGCTTTAGCGATAGCTTCAGCTTCCACGAATTTCCTTCCGCTCATGCTGGTGAGTTTCCATCCGGGGACTTCGTCTCCGTTTTCGAGTCTCGTCTTGAGATGACCGAGCACCGGCTCTGCGATCTCCTTTTCTGCCAGCTTCCACTCCTTGGCAAACGCTCCCATACTCTCCGCTGTTGCAAGGATGCGCTTTTTGATCGCCTCGATGCTGTTGCCTGTCACGTCTGGGATGAGAGCGATGGCACTCTCAGCCTGCCGCACAATGGCGTTGCAGCTGTTGTAATGCTTACACCAGCTGCAATACTCGCAAGGCGTCGGCTTGGCGCCCGCGCTTGTTGCGCGGTCGATTGTGCGCTGCGTGATCTGCTTGGCTTCCTCGTAACTAAAGTCATAGCTGCGAATCATTTTTTGATCGACATATACGACATGAGCAGTCCATGACGTGTCGAAATTATCTTCCATGCAGGCCAATGCGTAGGCCGCGAGTTGCTCGCGATAGTTCCGCACCTGCCCCGTCTTTATATCCGCGACCCACTTCTCGGCTTTGCAGACTGCGTCTGCCGTGCCGAGCTTCGAGAGTCCAGGGACTGCCATGGCTAGGTATTCTTCGCGAGTCTCCACGAACGATCCTTTTGCAAGCCGCTCAAGTTCTTCGACTCCGTAAGTGATAGGAGAAAAGTCTTCTCCAACTTTTTGCATATTCACCACGACAGTTGATGTCGTGTTCTCAAGGATCAAGTTGCGAATAGCTTTGTCTATTTCCGTGCCGCGCTCCGCTGCCGCGCTTGTGCCTCCTGAGCCTTCAAACAAAGCGCATTCGGCGAGTTTTGGCAGAGTGCTAGGTGATATTTCTTTACTCATTTTTTTAATTCTACATTGGTCAAGTGTAGTATTTGTCACGAGTTTGCGGCCCTCCACTCGATAGCCGTGTTAACGAATTGATCGACGCGAAGTGCAACACGGTGCAGATACTCCGGCGCGCAGTCGCGCCAAGTCTGTTCGCTTGTTAATACGCCGCGAGCAATTAGGAACTGGTTGACCGCTCCTTCATGCTCTGCGAGCCGTGCTTGCCATCCTACCATTTCGTCGGCTTCAACGATATGGTTCGGCTGTTTAGTTGCAACGGCCTCGAACAAATGAGCAACCGATGCCCATTCCAGCGGCAACTCCTCCGCAAGGCCGCTTCGCGTCTTCGCATCGTAGGCTGCCGAATGTGTCGTCAACAAGATGCGCTCCTTGCCGCCGATGCCCTTCCCCTTGCCGGAGTCCGTTGTTGAGACCTTGGTCTTGAATCGTAAAAACCAAAGCTCGTCCGCAAACTCTTTGAGCAATGGCGCTGATTGTTTGCTCAGTTTTAACTCGTAACGGTCATATGCAGCAAGAGCGTCTGGAGCCTCAAAGCGGACGATCTTGCTGTGCGCGATCATGACCACATTCTTACCGGAATCAATGAGTTGATCGACTGATGACAGGAACCGGCTCATCCTTTCCGCCACCATCACCCATCCCTTACCAAAGCCGAAATCCTCGATGCTGGTCTTTTTAGTCGAAGCTAGTAGGTCTTCAACGCAGAGCCGCTCTGCCCAATCTGCCGAGTCGATGACTACGGTTTGATAATCGGTCGCCTTGGCTTCTGTTAACGCATCCGTTAACTGCTTCCAGCTGTTGATCTCGCAGCGGTCAACGTCAAGATGTGACGTGCCGCCCTCGATGTCGAGAAACAGCGGCCTGGGGAACTTGGCCGCGAATGTGCTTTTGCCTACGGATTCGACGCCGTAGATGACGACGCGCTGGGCGCGCTGTTGCTTTCCTTTTGTTATTTTCATTTTCTATTTTCCTTTTTGTTTGTTGTTTTACTGCGGTGATTGATTTGGTCTCCGACTACTAATCTTAAGTATTTGGGACTCCAGTTTATTAGTGCTATTTTTAACGGTGTCATAAGATATATTTATTGAGCTAGTCGAAGCATCGTGTCGGCAACATTATCTAAAAATCCTGACTTTTTTAACGATTGAAGTCTTTCACAAAGATCAACAAATTCCTTTAATCTCGCTATTTCTTCTTTGTAATCGCCACCTAAGAAAAATTGTCTTACTTCCTTTAGTGCGCCTGTCATTTGTGATGTCTCTGTAATCATCGCAAATCTTGTGTTACGGATATCCTCTAGATACCTTTTATTGTCTGCGCGAAACTTTTCCATTTCGCCTCCAATTCCTTGTATTAATTCTTGAATAATTTGACGCGCATCTTCGGCAGCTTTTACGTTTGGCCTAGTTTCTTTAGGCAGCTTTGCAATTTCAGCGCATATCAATGCCGCGACTTCATCCGGATCAACACATTGTTGCCCGTTTATGATGCGAATTGTTAGACCGGAAGATGCAACATATGATGACCCTGTCATTTTAGATGCTGCTGTATTGACCATTAATGTTTCATTTATTGCGCTCATTTTTTTTGTTCTTTTCTTTTTGTTAGGTGTTTTATTTTGGTTTGGTTTTTCTCTTGCTGGTTCAGGTGGGAACGCCCACCACGGTGCTCTAGCAACTACTCGCGCTGCTACACGATCTATTGGAGTTCTTACTGGATCTCCGCCATCTACTCTCTGTCTATGTTTTGGTTTCCATATTTTGTGTTGTTTATCTAGAGGAATGGTGATTGGTTTTTGTAAAACTCGAACATAGGAAAAAGCGTCTTCCAATGTGTGAAAGTTATTCATTTTTCTTTTTGTTGTGCTGCGAAAACGGCCACAGCGAGTGCCGCCCAAGTGTGCGACTTAATTCCATAAGTCGGCCCTGGGGTTTTCTTTGTTCCCTGCGGGCCGATGAGATCGAGCAAGGCTTGACGCACGTTGGCGTCTTTTGCTCGCATCGTTCCACAGAGGAAGAGTTTAATATCTTTTCTGAAAATTAGTTCCACGTCTACTCTCGCCACTTCGATGAATCGTCCGATCCAGACGCACGTTTCAAAGGTGCTTGCGCCTACCGCCATGCCGTAGCTGGCGATCATCTCGCAAGCAACTCGGTCGTATTCGCGACCGATGAGAATCTGACGGATCTCGGCATTCGGTAGGTGACCGTGGTCATGTATCCCGCGTTGGTCGTACTGTACGAACGCGGTGTGGGTCGTTCCTGGATCTAGTGCTAATATCATTTTTTAATGCCCTTGTTTTTATTTTGTCGGCTGGCAGAGCGAGCACGTCGCAGATGCCTTGGAATGCTCGTGATTTGATGAAATGAATTGCTGACTCTCGGTCGAGTTCTTGAGCTTCGTTGAGTTGTCGGCTCAAAAAGACCTTCTCGCTTTGCAGATCGGCAACGGTCTGTTGTATCATCCCGCACAATAAATTGCGCGTAAAGGTGCATTCGGCGTCATGTAACTCGGCCTCGGTCATTAGCGGCGCTCCCGTTTGATCTGGCGG